CTCTGCCACATTCTGCCGTTATCCCCTCCACTATCGCACATATGCGTTCCAGTGTTCTCTGTAAGCATTGAGTAAATTAATTGTTCTACGTTACTGGTTGTTTTTTGTGTTTTTGTTGTCATTGTATAAAGTTTAAAATTATTAATTATTTAGTTCTATTATTTTATTTATTATTTTTTCAGATAATTTATTTATTTTTTCATCCGATAAATTAGTATTTTCTTTTATTTCTATTTCTATTGCCAACAAAAGAGAAATATAATTGATTGTTTTTTTTTGTATTATATATTGATTATTCATTTTTTTTAATTGTTTTTAATTATGTTCTTTACAGGTTGGGCATATGCGTATGTCTTGGTCTAATTCATCACCGCAACAAGAATAAAAACATTCTTCGCAAAATTGGTGTTCTTCTTCTCTGTCCTCCTCTGTTAAGTCCTCACCGCATAAATTACAGCTTTCTATTTCTTCACCTGTAAAATTAATTGGGTTGCTTGGGTCGTGTTGTGTGTGTGTGTCCATTGTTTAAAGTTTTTTAGTTAGTTTATTAAAGTGAAAATATGAATTTGTCAATCTCAGAAAAGATAAAAAGCATTGCAAATATTGAGATGTAAAACACTATAAAAGCCCCAAGCGTAAAAAGTATATTATTATATAAACTTATTTTCTTTGCTTTTGCTGATTGCGTTAAATTTTCAAAGTGATATTTTGTTGAATCTTCTTTTATAAATTTGTTTTTCATATCTTGAAAATTGTTTTTTTCTTCCTCATTCATATAAAGGCTTACTTTTGTTGTTAAATTTGTAATTTTGTAATTATTCATAGTTTTATTATTAAAGGTTTATAAAAAGATTATACAGTAAGCGACTATTCCAGATGGTAGGCTTAAAAGAAAAAGTAAATTAAAAATACCTTCTGTTGTTGTTTGTGTTTGTGTGTTTGTGTGTTTCATAATTTTGTTTTTAGTTTTGTGAATTATTATGATGCAAATATATAAGCCTTTTTTAGAATTCAAAGTATAAACACATAAAAGATTAATAAATATTGAAATTTAGAATCATTCTAAATAACTGATACTTAGTAAGTTGCAGTATATAGAACGCACATATACACGTATACACGCACATAGGAGATGTCCAGCAGTTTCAGCAGTTTCAACAGCAGTTTCAATGGCAGTTTCAACAGACTCAACAGTTTCAGAAAGTTAAAAAAGAAAATTTAAAAAAGAAAAGTTTTAAAAAAAGTTTTGAAAATTATTTTATTTTCATATACCAATCAAGAATTTCGATACATTCATCTAATCCTTTTACAACTTTGGCAAAGTAACCAGCTTCATTTAAGTCTGCTACCCATTGTTTTTGTTCTTTGGACGGATAACCTGTCTTGTCGGCTTTAATCTCTAAGAATAGTCCTGCGTACTCGCTATTGACCTTCAGCACCTGCATATCAGGAAAGCCTTTAACGTAACCAGTTTTCTTAGCCATTATAGCTTGAGTCATTGATGTTCTTATACCACCTAGAGATGCACAGTATCTTGTGTCAGGGTATGATAGTTTAATGTATGTGCAAAATGCTGATTGCACTCTTGCTTCTTGTTTCATAGCCATATCCCCTACCCCCTTATCCCCCTCTTACCCCCTATCCCCTTAGTTCCCTTCCCCTTATCCGTATAGGTAGTTCCTTTAAGTAGTTGATACATTAATGGTTGTGATACTTCATACTTCCTAGCCATAGCAGAGATAGTTATCTTATCAGTAGCAGTAGTGAACTCTAATCTTATTGCATCAGCTTCAGCAACAGTAAACTTTCTTCTTGAGTAACCTCCACCTCTACTATCTTTCCTATCACCTACTTTTATCTTTCTTATCTTTGGCATAATTTAATATTCATCATCAAACCTATCAGTAGTTTCACCATACTGGTCTTCAATATCAACCTTTACTATAGTGATGTCTACTTTGCTGAGGTTCTTTTTATTCAAGTAACATATCCTGTCTATCAGTTCTGTATCGTTCTTTATCTCCTCTATGTTAGAGGTTAGTGCAAATGTATCTAATATTCCAGCAGTAACTTTCCTTGTTACAGTAGCCTTATTCTTTATCTCATACGATACGAATACCCTAAATATCGGTTTCTTCATTTTTAATCTTATCTAATTCAAACTCAAGATGATTGATTGCTTTCTGTATGCACTCAACACTTGTGTTATGTTTCCTTTTTGCTCGGAGCAAATACGTGGTAGCAGTACCGATATTATAGGATAAATCAAAGTCTTCAATTACTTTACGAGCTTCATAACCATACACTTTACCAATGTAGTAGTTAGGAATCTTATCTTTACTATAATCTAATTCTTCTTTAGTTAGTTTCATCTTAGGATTAAATGGACACTCTGTAGTGTCTGTATTCCTTCCTTGTTCGTAATAATGCTCACTATGCTTTTCACTCATATCTTTATTATAAATACCATATTCATTTCTTCTTATTGTCTAACTCCATATCATCCATTATTATATCTTCATCCAATATAGTGTCATAGATTCTATCGTGAGCAAGTCCTCCTGTTCTTGTAACTACCTTATCTCTCTTTCCTACCTTATTCATCTTCCACACTAGTCTTTCGTTTGCTTTAGTTCTAAGTTTACTCTCTATAATATTCATAACTATAAGGGTAAATGCTACAAATAGAACTGTTACTGCTATTAGGTTTAAATACATCATTTTATTAAAAGTTTTAAGAGCTGGTTACTGGTATATATCCTGTCATCCCCACTGTAATTCTCATAGATACAAGTGAAGGTATCGTTTTGCCAAGTCCATAAAGACTTAACATTCTTCTTAATGTGGTCTTTCAATATCCACTTAATTGTTTTGTACGTTCTATCTTCTTCTTTCATAGTTTATTTTTTAATCGTATCAGGGTGGCATCTGAAAACCACCCTTTTACTGTACTCAGACTGAAAAATTAAATGCTTCAGGTCTTACCCTATATTTTTTTAATTAAGTTTTAACTGAGTATTTGTTATTAATCTTCGTGCTGCTGAAACCTATCGCTATAAACCTTCATAGAGTATTTTCTCTCCTCTCTACTCTTATCATTCCTATCTCCTAATCTTTTCCATCCAAACTGCATATAGTATGTTAAGTCAGAGTTTATAACTTCTGGAACTTTAAACTTCTCTATCTTTTCTTCATCTGTGTTTTTCATTGTACAAATATATAAAAATAATTCAATTTTATACTATTTAATTTCTAAAACTTTTACCATTGATTACCACCACTTTACACTTCCTTAGCCTATCTAAAGTCCTTTCGTCATACCTCTTAGTTAAATCTTCTGCGTCTAAATTAGTCGTTATCAGTAAAGTCTTTGAACTGTCCTCTGCATAAGAGATTGCATCTGCTACTGCATCTATCTTAGTTCCATAATCATTCTTAATACTCTCAGTTCCTAAGTCATCAATAATAATAAAAGAGGCATTACTTTTAACAACCTCCTTTAATTCTTTTGCAGATATGCTGACAAGACTCTTTTTTGTCTTAGTTCTAAAGATTGCAGGTATCACATAATTAAGAATAGTTGATTTACCTAATCCACACTCACCCATTAACATCAGACCTCTACCTTTAGTATCTACTAGCCAATCTATTACATCATCATATTCAGGCAGGTGTTTGTAAACATCAACTGTTTGGTCGTAATGCTTAAATGCTTTAATGAACATTTCTTTCAATTCTTCTTTAGTTCCCAGCTTATACCTATTATACATCTTAGGTTGTAGGAAATTTTCTATCTTAAATGTATCTTCTATTGTTCTCATTGTTTTAGTTTTTAAAATGAACCATCTCCATAGTCTTTACCCTTAGTGTGTCTATGTGATGTAGTTCTATCGTTAGTATTATTGTTTCTGCTTTTCTCCCAAGTCCTTACACAGGCTTTCCAACTTTTCATTTTGTTTTTACCAATCAACCAACCTTTACTTTCATAGAAATCAAAAAATGTTTCCGAATCTACATTATTCTTTCTCTCTAAACAATATTCTTTAATCTCAATTATTGTTGGCTTTTTAAAACTCACACCTCCCTTTGTAGTATTACTATTCATAGTATTAATACTTGTAGTATTACTCTTTCGATTTTTATCGCATAGGTCTTTAGATATTTTTAACATACCCTTATTGATTATTTTAATATACCTATGAGATATTTCTCGTGTACCCTCTTTGTATGTGTATCGTATCTTAATGTACTCATACTTAACTAATTGACTTATCCATCCAGAAATAGTTCCTTTTTCTTTATCGTATAGGTCTGCAAAGTATTTATTAGATGCAAAACATTCAGCGTTCATATTGCACAGAGCAGTTATCTCAGCGTATAAGAGCTTAACATTAGCCTTTAGTCTATTATCGTATCTAACCTCAGCAGACAGGATAGCATAATAGTTTGGTTGTTCTTTCATATTGTATTCTTTTCAAATGCTAACACCCTACTTATAAATCCTTGATGTTGTAGTTTAGTGTCTAATAGTATACCTTCAATAGTTCTGTACATAAAAAACTCTTGGTCATACTTCATATACCTGTGAATAGTGTTGTGGTCTTTAACGGACAACTCAATCACATCTCTCCAATGCTCCTCATTGTAACTCCAATGATGTTTTTGATTACTAGGATTCAACTTCTTTACCGACTGAGATTGTGATTTTGCTTTTTCTTTCTCAGGAAATTTAGCTTTATATTTATCAGAATTAATCCTCTTTTGACTTGATGATGGCTTGTATTTACCTTTATAATTTAATCTATGATACCTTAACCTAGTTCTATCCCTCTCCTTAGCTACCCAGTCAGGATTTTCCGACATTAACTCTCCATAATTTTTAACATCTGACTTGGTACAAGCCTTACACTTATTAAGATGCCCATCTCCCATCCTGCTGTGCTTATAAAACTCAGTCAAGGTTTTAATCTCATTACATTTAAAACATTCTTTTGATTTCATATTATTAATTTAATAGTTATTAGACTGCAAATATAGTAATTAAAATGGAAGTAGACTACCTTTTTACAAAAATTTTACATAAAAAAACACCCACTTATTAGGCAGGTGTCTTATTATCTATTAACTCTCTATAAAAGTAGTTAAAGTCTTGATGTTTAGTGCATCAGAATGGGAGGTTATCTCCATCATCACTACTAGACTCTTGCTTAGGAGCATTATTAACCTTCTCTTTTGGCTCAAAGTCATTTACATAGGCATAATGTGTAGCACCTTTTTCTGACGGCTCACGTCTCTCTGAAATAACCATTGACACCCAGCCATTCTTTGAGTTCTTTTGTAACTCATCTAACTTAAAGTTAGCAACCATCATTGTACCATACTTCGTATTAATGTTTTTAATACTACTTGGTAAGTAAACCTTCTCTTTCTTTTCTGACATTTTCTTCTTTGTTTAATTTATATAATCTAGTTAGTGCTTCTGTTACCTCTGTTAATTTATTCTCTAATCCTATTATCTGTTCCTCTATCTCTATTTCATATACCTTATCCGACATTCTCTTAAAGTTAGTATTCTCACTCTCATATCTTCTGTAGAAGAACTCAAACTTCCTAGTGTGATGAAGTATAGAAGCGTGATGCAAGTTAGTTACCTCTCCTATTTCGCTTAATGTTAATTCAAATATATTTCTTAACGTGTAGATATATAATCGTTTAGCAAATATAATGTTTTTCTTCCTGCTACCCAAGAATAACTCATCTTCATTTACATCATATATCTTTACTAATTCTTTTACTATTATCTGGTGGTAGTACTCGCTGAATTTTAATTTGTTTCTTGTCATTGTGTTTGTTTTATTGTTTATTTAAGTCGTACACTATTGTATCAACTACATCCTGAACTGTTAAGCCTATAAAGTCTGCTAATCTGTGTGCGTGTATAAATCTAAGGTTGGATGGTATCTTTATGAAGTCTCTGCTAGTAGCATAATTAACTCCTATTACCTTACATAGAGTTGAGTTAGATATTCCGTAAATCCTTAGCAGTGCTTCAAACTCATTCCTTGATTGTCTTATTTTTAGTAATGAATATTTTTTAGTCATTTCTGTGCATATGTTTGTCAATCTTATCAGTGCTTACCTTGAACTCTGTCTTATTGAAATGATAGAAGTCTAGTAATTGCTTCTCATCTAACAGACTCATAATATCATCTTCCGTAGCAAAATCCAATACATTTTTATCTTCCCATATAATGTAAGTGAATGACTTTAAGAAGTGTTTAAAAATCTCTATAGTTAAATACTCCGTCTTTGAGCATCCTGAGCCATTGTTTTTGTGGGTCTTTTTCATATCTATTGTTGTATAGTTTAGTTATTATTTCTTCTGCTTCTTCTTCTGATAAATCATTTAGCCTATTGAGAATATCAGCCTTCATTGTCGTTGTGAGTGATGTGAAGTCAATGTTCCCTTCAATGGTCAGCCATTGTGAGTATGTTAGCTCACTAGGCTTTCCATCAAAAAGTTCATCTATATCCTGATTACTTAGGCTCATCTACAATTTCATCCTGACCAAACACTCCTTGCTCATAGAATCCTGTTAGCTTAAGAACTACTCTACTCATTGCTCTTTTCTCTGCCATTGATACTGGGAATTTCTTACCACCACCATTTAAGTTAGATGGAGATGCTTCCCCAAAACTCATTACATTTCTTACATCATTACCAACTTTCATAGTTCCTGCTGCTTTCAATACACAGATACCTTTATCTACATCCATAGTAACTACTTCATATCCGATAGTGATTCCATTCTTAGCAGAAATCTTATCAATACCTGTTCTAGTGATGATTACAAACCCTCTAGGGTCTTTAAAGACATCTTCAGCAGTTAAGCCATTCTCTTTGTAAAGTCTTCTTAAAGCCTCTGTTCTTGTCTCAACAACTATCTCTGGTTGTTTTGTTAGTTTTTCTTGCATTGTTTTTTTTGTCATTTTGTTATTATTTAATTGATTAGTATTTGTTTCTAGTTGAGCCATCTCTTGCTCTTTAATGTCCATCCATATATCTTTTTGCCTTCCCATGATTATAGTGATTGTTTGCGAACCAACACATTAACAGGCTCTTTACCCATTCTAATTCTCCATAAGTCATAGCATTTAGCTGCACTTCTTTCATCATCAAATGATTTTGTGTTTACTCTAATACAAGCAATGTATTTGAAGACACCATCTTTTGTTTGTCTTATCTGTACTCCCTTGTATTTGCTTTTACCTATGTATTCAGTTCTGTTAGCCATAATTGTCTATTGTTTTAGTTAGTAGACCACAAAGATATAAAATTGGAATCAATAAGCAAGTACTTTTTAACAATTTTTAGAAAAATATTAATGTACTAGAGTGAAATTGTATGTAGACTATGATTTAATTTAACATTCTTCTTTGCAAAAAGTCCATATAAGACTTATTACTTACTTTGTATTGATGATTTGAACCTTTACAGAACAGTATTCTCTGTACAGTTCCTTGCTCTGTGAATATAGTCTTCAATAATTCAATCTCAATAGAGCCACTAACAGGACAAGCCCATTTTGGTAATCCTTTCTTCACAGCAATATTAGTAACACTTCCAAAGTAAGGTTTTAAAGTCATATACAACTCCTCAGTGGTTACAATATCTCCTTTGTTGTAATCTACCATCTTACCTAAGTACTCTTTTTGTTCTTCTTTATTGCCATACTCTATCATATCCCACATATGTATTCCCTCGTGAGATTGCTTTAATGTTAATCCAAAGTAGTTAGCCATATAAGCCATAGAGAAACTAGGCAATCTAAAGTACCTCTTAGCCATTCTATAGATGTCAAAGGACTTCACATACCTATCGACCCTTAAACTGTGCTTAGCAGCTCTAGTATTAATCCACTTATTGTCAAATGAGTTATTATTTTGCCCTATAACCATTGATGCCTTGTTGTATTCTTTAAGGAAGGTTTTAAGCATCTCCTTATCACAATGCTTTTTATCCCAAGTTAAATGTTGAACCTCATCCTCTCCTATCCATTTCCACGCTACACTTATTATCTTAGGCTCTGTCTTTAATTGTTTGTGGTTTATGTATTGCTTCCCAGTCCACCATACTGTCGCTTCTATCCTGCTTGTTTCTATATCATACACCATTATCTTATCATCAACAATTTCAGATGACTTAATACTTATACTTAGCTCTTTAGCGTAATTCCTTATTGTTCTTTCGCTTACTGAAAGAAATTCAGCCAATTCTTCTTGAACTATTTTTCTTGACTTGTTACTAGCGTACTGGTCTATAATTAGTTGTCTGTTCTTTTTGCTTAACAAATTAACACTCATATTGTTTATTGTTTTAGTTATTAAGCAACAAACATACAAATAAAAAATCGTATATAATACAAAAGTGAGATGTTTTTGAACACCTCACTCTTGAAAACTATAAACAATGAAACAAAGATAGGCACAACCCTATCTAAATCTTAAAGCAAAGATACTTATTTTTTACAACTACCATCACAATTAAGATTATTTTTTTCAAATAACGCAAATATAACTGGAACAATTCCTAACGCAGTAAGTATCAGGTTGTTCGCTGTTATTCCACTAGTAGCTATATCAGCACTAGCAGTCATTATGATGAGACCACTTATCGTTCTTTTGCTACTTAATTTTCCTTTTGTGTCTTTAAATAAACCAACAGTAGTGTTTAATAACTTTGATATTGGTTCGATTAATTTTAAATTTAACATATTCTTATTTTTAAGTTAGTAACCCCAAATAGTAGGAGATACTTTGTCTTTATCTAAATCTGCGTGGATAAACTTATTCTTAAAGTCTATTCCAAATCTTTCAAATCCAGCACCACCTAGTCCGCTAAGTATAAGTGCTAAGTTTTTTCCATCTGTAAATCTAATGTCTGCTGCTATTCCTTTTATATGAGATGATGTAGGACTCTTTATAGATAAAGGATGCTTACTACATCTATATCCGCTATTGATACGATAAGAAACTCCTGATATTCTTCTAGCCTTATCTATTGCTAATAAGAACTCATCATCTATAAGGTTAGTATTACAACCACACTTGCAGTTGAACTCACTTTTTTTAAAGTATTTTAAATTCATACTAAGCCGTAACCATTATAAATTCAATATCTATAGACTCTGTAGTTGAGCTTGACTGACCATCTATACCTTGAATAGCTGCAAGTGATACTATACTTGCGTCTACTTCTGTAGAGTCAATACCAGAGTCCATAAGTAATAGGCTGCTTGAAGGAGAAACTTCAAATACAAGATAGTCTGCACCATTGAAAGCTCTAAGTAATAGTGTATTAGCAGTATCTAAATTTGTAATTCTAAAATACTTGTAATCAGTCTTAACAACCTGACCTTGACCATCCTCTGTTGTTAGTGATAATATATCCACAAAAGCTGTTCTATCCTCATTAGCAGTAATACTCATAACTCTTTGAGATACCTTACCATTGTCAGCGTATGTCTTGTTCATTGTATTCCCGTAAGTAACTCCATTAAGAGTGTAAGATTCTGTTATCGTTACTATTAAGTCTGATGGTACTATTGTTGTTGCCATAATTTATTTATTTATTTTGTTATTCTTTCTGTTTCTGATGTCCATTCTGGAGTACTCATTATTTCTAAAATCTCTGAGTGATTAAACTGCTCTACTCCTACTAAAAAAGAAGGAGTTTCTCCTGCAAATTTTAAAACAGTTTTCTCACCATCTACCGAAATCCTTAAAGTGGATTCACTAGTTTGTATTATTTCAGAGAAATCAATTTTTGCAACTTCCCTCATTTCGTATATTACGTAAATCATATTATTATTATTAAGGTATATCTGTTACTATATCACCTGAATCCATATTAGTCATAGTTCCATCATTACTGTTTGAACTATAGTCTGTAATTGTTGGGTATACTGAAGTTCCTTCTGTATCTCCGTTTCTCCACCAACCCTGTAAATTACCACTACTTACATAATTTCCTGTATCAGTTGAAAGGTCAATAGGAACTCCTGAATTGTAAACTTCTAAAAGTTCTGCTGAAGTTAAAGCCTTATTCCACACTGAACCTTCATCAATGTTTCCTTCAAAAAATAGCTCTCCTGCTGTATCTGTTTTAGCGTCTGCACCAAACATTAAAGGTCTATTATTTGAAGCGTGGTAAACTATATCTGCTCCAGCCGCTCCACCTCTTGCTCCTTTCTCAACTCCATCTAAATAAAGTGCAGCTACTCCTGTTGCCTTATCATAAGTTAAAGCAATATAATGAAATCCTGTTAAAGCCCTTAGGGTGCTACTGAATCCTGTTCCTGCTGATGGTTGTAAATAACCCGCACTACCTTCTCCTGTATCACTTACTCTAATAATCGAATTAAAAGAAGTTACAGTTCCATTATAATTATTCGCAAATAAAAGACCCCACCCACCTGAACCTACACAGCCTACAGGGTAACGAGATTGATAACCTCCTGAAAAAGCCCAAGTACTAGGATTTACCCAACAACCAACTGTTAAATTATCTGTAGGCATAATACTACTATCTTTAGTAGTGATTAGAACGTCATCTACTCCATCAAAAGCTAAAGAATATAGATTAGTAAATCCACTATCCGTATTATTAACACTATTCCGTCTTAATGTATTTGATAAACTAAGCATATATTATTGACCAACCTCTCCATCACTCTCTCTGTACCCAATACACACTCCAGAAGTAAGTTGAATGGCAGTAGTTCTCATAAACAATGTAGTTCCAGCAGGTAAAGTCAATCCAACTAAAGCAGACTCTCCTGTCATATTCCCAACCGTAATAGACGCTATAACCGACTCTACTGGAAACTGGATGCAGTACCAGTCCTTACCTGTTTGTGCTGCTGTAGTAAAAATTTCATTACCACCGCCTTTCCCAAGCATCTCAAGTAATAGTGTATTGTCTGTATCAAATGTACTCATTTTTTTATTTTTTAAATTATTATATTGTAAATATTTTTATAATCGCTGCCACTGCTACTCCGTATATCACCCACATTGCCTTCACTAAAACCTTCCTCATTGCTGTGTTTCTATTTACTCTAGCTGTAACTCCTGTATCTGGATTTAATAACTTTTCAGTTAGCTTATCTAGTTTTGTATCTATGCTATCTATCTTGCCTGTTATAGTGCTGATGTCTTTTTTCATTGAAATTAATTCTTCTTTAGTTGTCATAGCCAAACTCTAATGTTAAGGTGAAATAAATTTGTTGTGAAGCGTCAGTAGTTAAAACCATTGGAAATATTAAATCTCCTTGAGCTACATCAGAGACGTCAAATGTAATCTCTTGAAATGACTGCACTAAAGAGTTACCACCTGCAGTAGATGAAGTTATTATGTCTAAAGCGACAGGAGTAAAAGCAGAAGTAGTATCAGTTACAGGAGTAACCTTACATATTGCTATAGACATATCAGATGAAGTACTTGAAGTAAACCATCCCGTAATCTTTTTCAACTTACAGTCATCTACAGATACATAAGTAGGTGTTCTGAATAAGTTTATTGAATTTATTGTCTGAGTACCTATAGTAGCAGAACCAAAATTTGCGTTCATCTCAAATGGAGACTGAGCATCTGCTACTCCTTGTCTGTATTCGTATGTACTACCATTACCAACACTATATCCAATCATTTCGTGTGTAGTAGTCTTTATTGCGCTCCTATCAGCCCATACAAGATTCCCGTCAGTTCCAGTTGGAGATGTACCAGAATCCTTAGTTAATATAGTGTCATTAGTAGCAGTTTCAAACCCTTTAGGATTATGCCTATTTATATCACTTAAATTCTTATGTTCGTTTGCAGCCATAGTTTATATATTTATATTAACAAAAATCTTTCCAGCTATTATAACCTCTACTTGGTCTTGAGTAGATGCTATCGTACATTATTATTCCATGATTCTTGTATGTAGTTACGTTACAAGGCTTATTAGCTGTATATGTAGGATAGTCAGCACTATTATCTTTATCATTTAAGAAACTTAGCATATCCTGTAGGTATATCTCAGACTTTCTATATGTGTCTTGCTTGTAAGCGTTTAGCTCAGAAGGGTCTATAATAGTAGAAAACTCATCTATATTATGTACAATCCCCATACTACTACTATTGCTTTGTATTTCATTTATAACCTCAAACCTAGCAAACCAGCATAGAGTTCTAACCAAGAAATCATCCATTAAAGTTTGATTAGCTGTAGTTAGTGTGTCGTCATTATGCTGTGTCTTCAACTCCTCATAAAATTTCTTACCGATAGCAGACTTCAAGTGAGCTAACTCAGAAAGCAATATAGTGTTAGTTGATATTAAAGCAGGGTCAGTATTAGCATTAGTAAAACTATTACTTATAACCTCTCCTGCTGTTGCTAATGTTTTGTATTGATTTACGTTTGCCATAGTTATTACTCTGTTTTAGTTTTCTCAGTTACTGTTAAGTCCCCAGCAGCATCATCTCCCACTCCATCACCATCAATATCTTTAGTTACAATGATTTGCTCTCTATCAGTCAAGAACATATCACCCTCCTCAAGCATTGGTAAATCCTCATCTAACAATCTTCTTTGCTCGTTAATTGTAAGTACTTTAGATGGGTCAATCTGAGTAGCAAAACTAATTGGCGGCTCGTAGTGAATGATTAAATCTTCAGGAAGAAAACCTAACTCTTTATACAATAAAGTCTTAATACCATTCAACAGTAAGTCAGAAGTGTCTTTAATTACAGTAGTCATTGCTAAATCATAAGCAATTCTAATCTCACTACCTGTATTATTCATCTTACCACTTGAAACTAAACCACTTAGAGATGGTTGCCATCTATGAGCAGTTACAATATTCTGGTCAGTTATTCTTTGTAAATCTAACCAGCTACCATCTTGGTCATCTTTTATAATAGAAACATTAGCCGCAGAAGTATCTCCATTCTTAACGATAAACATAATCTTACCATTATTCCCCTCACCCACAAACTTCTTTTGTGCTTCATCTACTAGTTTTTTTGCTTCCTCCTCTCCCATATCTCCACTAATCTCAACGATTGCAGATGGTTGAAAGCCATTCTTAAATTTTGTGTGATTCCATTTCCCAATCTCATAATCAACAGCAATATGCTCTAATGCAGCAACATAATCTGGTAATCCGTAAAATGAGAATGTAGGTTCGTAATCTTTAAATTGAAGTATAAATCTATTACCTTTAACTTCTGGGTAGATAGGAATTATATTCAAATCATCTTTCATTGTATTGTACTTAGCCCAATCTGGGTGTACATACGCTTCTTTCTTATTCTTAGACATCCTAACAGTAGTTGCATCTATATGGTATAGATTCATCCCACCATCATATAAAACGCCCTCTAAGTAAGCATTTCCAAATGTATAATAATCATCTGCTAGTTTCTTGAAAATCATTCTTAATGACTCTCCATCAGCATTAACATCTTTAATGAAGTCTAAAACATCCTCATTATTACTAACAAATTTTGCACCACTCGTAAAGATAGTCTTTTGAGCAAGTACACTTCTGTGTGTAGATGATTTTCTCTTTAATTCTGCTAAGTATTGAGGAAATAAGTTGTTAGTACCAAATGGTATAAACTTAGTCCTTATCTTAGATATATCTTGAGGTTCTTCAATGTTCTGAGGTACTGCTAAATTAAAAACCCCAAATTCAAACGTACTACTCTTTTGAGTCTGAAGATTTGTTTTTCCTTCCCCTCTTACTTTCTTTTTTTGGCTCATCTTCAGTTTTTATAGTTGATAATTTTTCTACTAATTTAGTCAATCCTAAATCCTCATATAGATATGCTAATTCTTCTTGAGATGACTTCTTGAGATTGTATGTAGCTCCATCCCTAATAAGAACAACATCCTTCTTTGCTTTGTATTTTGCCATAAGTGTATATATATTTAAGTGGGTGTAATTTACAACTTTATCACCACAATTACACATAATTTATAGAAAGATATTAATAGGAAAAGGTTATAAACTTTTTACGAAACAAGTCCAACCTAAAAATATATCTTTAATTATTAATCTGTTGTTGCAGTTAAACCTCCAGCAGCAACTTCAATTCCTGTTGCAGCAGTTACATACTGTCTAGGCATTTCAAATTGTCTTGCCGTTAAAGTAATAGTGATTCCGCTTTCATCAGCATACGCTGCCCCAGTACCACCTTCAACAGTAGTTAATTGTGCGTAAGTTTGATTTCTAACTTGGTCAGTATTAGAATACTTCTGTGAAGCTCCCAAAACAAATGCATTATCATTAGTATCTACTGCTATCACCATCAAACAAGAGTTAGTGATGCTTTCTATTAAGTCAAATTTAAGTTGCTCTAATTTAGGTAAGAAGAAAGATAAACCACATTCAAATGCAGTTGAACCCATTTCTTTAGTTGCACTAATAGTTAATGCTGGAGTTTCATTTTTAAACTCATAAACCCCCCAAGTAGCAGTAGCTGCTCCAGTATCTACTATCTTTGTGATAGTGTGTTGTCCTGCAACTGTACTGTAGTCTACATCATCACCATCAGCCCAAGCTCTTATTAAAATTCTTTTTATACCACCAGTTGCTTGTAAATCATCACAAACAATCGCTAGTCCTGTATCTATTGCCATTTTATTTTATGTTTTTAATTGATTAAAAGTAATTAAGAGAGGAAGACTTTAACATCCTCCCCTCTATCATTACATTATTGTTATGCTATTACAAGTCCCCACTGAACAAGAGAAGAGTACAAGTACTGTACACCTAACTTGAAGTAACCTCTAAAGAACATTTTTTCTTCCAAATCATCATAAAATACTTTGAAACTTCCTTCTGGGTCAGTTACATCAGAACCAATAATCAAGTTTTCTACTGCAGTATAACATACACCTTGCGTAAGGTCAGTTACATTGTTAAATAAGTCTGGATTAGTATCAGCTAAGATAGTATCCCACTCATACATTGCTACTAATTCAACACCTCTGAAAGATACTCTTGGAGCAGCATCAACCATATTAACGATAGCTAAATCAGCTCCGTTACCTTCAATGTTTTGTAAGTAAGCGTTATATAACTTAGGAGTTACAAACATTTTCTTATCTTGTGGTGCTACTTGTTGTAATGCTGCTGGAGCTCCATCATAAACTTTCATAATCAAAGCTAATGATTCTGCTGCTGTTGGGTCTGCAGGTGCTGTTGCTGTTTTAGTTAAAACTGTTTCAGCTTTCATTAATTCCATCCATCCGTCTAATACTGCATATCCTGCTACTGCTCCTGCGATGTCTCCACCCCAAGCTAATCTTACTACATCTGAAGCGATACCTTTTACTGCTCTGTTTACGATTGCATCAGCTAACTGAGTACCTTCGATATTCATTACATCAGCTCCGTTTCTGTAAGACTCCTCGATGAAAGTTCCGAAAAACTCATCAGTACATTGCTCTAAAGCAACTCTACATCTACCTGCAGTAAGTACTTTGTCAGAAATATCAAATTGGTTAGCTCCACTTGCAGTTGAACAAGTTGAATAAACCTCTACGATTTTCGTTAAAGCTGCTGCTGAGTATACGTTCATTACGTGCTTAACATTAGGAATTACTCTATAGTTACGCATTATATCATCACTTCTAAATACTGGTTCGTAGAAGATTTCGTTTAATTGTGCACCACCATAAGTTGCAGTGATTGCATCGTTTGCTACATTTGCCATTTTATTTTATTTTTTAATTATTAAATTTTGTTCTGATTTTTGATGCCATTAGGTTGTAAAAACCTGCGTTTGCATCTACTATTTTGTTTTCAATTACAGCAGGGTCGCCTGAAGTTTCTAATTCTGTCCCTTTAGCATCTGCCTTATTGATTTTTGCGTTCAAACCTTCAACCTCTACTGTTAAAGTTTCATTGTTTCCTTTTGCAGAAACTAATTCTTCTTCTAGTAAAGACATTTTGTTTGATAATTCTATGTTCTTAGCTTCAAATTCAGAAATCTTATTTGTAATTTCTTCGTT